GATACGTCGGAATCGATCTCGGCACGACCAACAGCGCAATCTGCTCCTACGACGGAGAGACGGTTCAGCTGCACAAGAGTTCGGAGCAGCAAGACGTCACTCCTTCGGCGGTCTTTTTCGACAAACGCGGCAATAAATATATCGGGTCACGGGCATACAACAATGCGCCTCGTAATCACAAGGCCGCCGCCACCTTGTTCAAACGTATCATGGGGACGGGAACTCCCGTGAACCTTCCCGCGGTGGGCCGCACGATGACGCCCGAGGAATGTTCGGCCGAGATTCTTCGGGTGCTGTTCGGACTTCTTCCCGAGGATATACGCAAGGACAAAGATACGGGCACGGTGATTACCGTTCCGGCCGCGTTCAACCAGATGCAAAAAGACGCTACGATGTCTGCTGCGGAAATGGCCGGAATCGGGCGGGTCGCGTTGATGCAGGAGCCGGTTGCGGCGATCATGAGTGTGATGCGCAAGCGAAGCAGCGACGGCGTTTTTCTGGTCTATGACCTTGGCGGGGGGACATTGGATGTTGCGCTAGCCGAAAGCATTTCCGGAAGCGTCAGCCTTCTTTCTCACGGCGGCATCGAGATGTGCGGCGGCAGGGACTTCGATAAGGCTCTCGTTTTGGATATCGTGGTTCCCTGGCTTCTCGATCATTTCGATCTACCCGGAAATCTGGCGGCGGATCCAAGGTTTGAAACTCTTCTGAGGATGTCGACCTGGGCGACCGAGAAGGCAAAAATTGAACTATCCCAGCGGGAAAATGCCATCATCAGTTTGTCTGATGTGGAACTCGGGGCCCGCGATTTATCCGGCGAGGAAATTTACCTGGAAGTGGGAATCGATCGAAAACGGTATGACGAACTCATTGCGGCAAAGGTTGACGAATCGATTCGAACCGCACGCGCTACGATGGAAAAAACCGGGCTCGGGCCTCGTGATATCGGACGCATCGTGTTCATAGGCGGGCCGACTTTTTACGAGCCGCTTCGAAAGAAGGTGGCATCCGAGCTGGGAATCGCCCCCTCGACCGAGGTCAATCCGATGACTGCCGTAGCGGAGGGTGCGGCATTATTTGCAGAATCGATCGACTGGTCGTCCCGGAGCCGTGGGCGAAAAAGTGGGCGCGGGATTGTGAGCGCGGGAGGCGGCATCGATCTCTCTTTAGACTATGTCGCCAGAACGACCGGAGCCAAAAGCAGGGTTCTGGCAAAGCTCGGAGGCAGGACTTTGCCGGGTTTTGAATTCCAGATCGACAGCCTCGATAACGGATGGTCGTCGGGCAGGGTCCCATTGAAGGACGGAGCAACGGTGGAAGTCGCTCTTTTAAAACCAGGCGAGAACGCATTCAAAGTTTTCGTTTTCGATGAAAGCGGAGGTCCGGTCGCTCTGGACAGGGACCGTATCCTGATTTCCAGGACGGCTGCCATGGTGGATGCAATCCCCGCATCCCAGTCGATCGCTGTAGAGGTCCGGGACAAAATTGGCGGCCCGGCGGTCCTCGATTATCTGATACGCGAAGGCGAACAGCTTCCGAAAAAGGGCAAAAAGATCTTCAAGGCCTTGGAATCCATGCAATCCGGCAGGCCGGGTTCCCTCAACTTCAAACTGTGGGAAGGTGAAATCGAGGACCCGATTGACGTTAACCGGTTCATCGGGTTGTATAAAATCAGAGGGTCCGATTTCGAAGGCGTTGTCGCGGCGGGCGCAGACCTGATTTGCGAATATGAGGTCCTGGATTCCGGAAATATCTATCTGAACGTGACTATTCCTTCCATAGGCGGTGCATTTCGTAGCCGGAACCTGTACTCACGGCAGGAAGGAGGGATCGACTACACCAAAGCTTCCAAGCTGATTATCGAGCAGCGCGATGAGTCCATGGAGCGTTTGGATGAAATGGCTTCAACGATCTCCGACCCTCAGCTCGATATGGCCCGTGCGAAACTCGAACAGGCCGGTTCCATGAAACCGGGAGAAAGCGACCCGGAGACCGCCAAGCAGGCTATGGACGACATCCACACGGCAAACAGGCTTCTTGCCCTGGCTCGAAAAGATCACCTCGGGGAAATCCGGCAGCTCGAATTCGATAAAGTGCTTGAATTTTACTCAAAATACGTTTGCAAGCATGCCCGGCAAAGCGAAGTTTCGACAATCGACAACCTGATAAAGACCATACAGCGTTCCATCGAAAATAAGAGTCCGGATTTCGAGTATCTGCTGGATGAGCTGAAGTACAAGAACTTTCATATCTTATGGCGTCAGGATTCGTTTGTCATCGACCGCTTCAAGTGGTTTTCGAAAGATACCCATCTCTTTCCGGATACCGAGCAATATCGGCAGCTCATCTTGGCCGGCGCGGCAGCGTTGAAGGCTGACAAAATCGATGAACTGCGAAAAATCGTGAACCAGCTCCATATGATTCGAATTCATCCGTCGAGACACGAGGACATGCTTGCTTCCTGCAACATTTTGCGGAGTTCCGTATGATAAAGGATGCCTGGCTTCCGATTGGATTCAGTTTTCCGGACGGCGTGCATTCGGGGATGACTTTGCACGAGGGTCCGGGCTGGCAGATCGTCGAGACGCGGGAAGGCGGACGGGCCCTGGTAGTCCGGGAAGAATTGGAGGCTCGCTGGACTGCATCCGGATTGATATCTGCCGGAAGTTTTTCTCCATTTTCGTTTGGCCGCGGGACCTTTTGGTGCCTCGTATGCGATCCGGGTCTTGCCGTGGCTCCTGTTGCCGAGTGCGGGTCTTCGGGTGACAGGGATGAAACGCTCGCCTTTGCGGAGGCATTCAGGGAGACCCGCGGGATCGAAAAGGGAGTTTCCTTGCGGGATGCCCTGTATATCGAACAAATCGGACGCCTTTTGCCGACTTACACGGGCGATGCCTGGACCGACGATAAGGTGTTTGGCTGTTGGCTCACCGGCGGAGTGGGTGTTTCCGTCAAATCGTTTGCGAGGGTCCGGCAATTGATGGATCTGATGAGCGCGGATGACCTCAGGGAAGTGGTCGAAGCGGCAGGATTTGAAGTGGATGAGTCCAGGTGGTCCGAGGCGATTGTGGAGGACCAGGAGGAGTTCGATCGGGGCGGGGATGAAGACGGTCCGCGGCAGGATGTGGGAGAACGGCGGAAGCGGAGGCTCGAATTGCCCGGCCGTCCAAGGCTGGAGACATTTTTCAACGAACACATCGTGGAAGTCATTCAGGACCGGGAGCGGTACCGGGCTCTGGGGATCGGCTTTCCTTCGGCGGTGGTGCTGCATGGGCCGCCAGGCTGCGGCAAGACTTTTGCCGTCGAGCAGTTGGTTGAATTCCTGGGGTGGCCCGTTTTTCAGATCGATTCGTCCAGCGTTGCCAGTGCCTACATCCACGAGACCAGCCGAAAGATCGCCAAAGTATTCGACAAGGCTATTAGAAATGCTCCCTCCGTCCTGGTGATCGACGAGATGGAGGCCTTCCTCGCCGACCGGGACCTTGGGCACGGACACCACCGGGTGGAGGAAGTGGCCGAGTTCCTTCGAAGGATTCCCGACGCGGTGGGGCGCAATGTGCTGATCATTGCCATGACCAACCGCCTGGACATGATCGACCCGGCGATTATGCGCCGGGGAAGGTTCGACCATGTGATTCAGGTGGACTATCCGGGCAAGGAGGAAGTGAAGTCGCTTATCGATAAGGTACTGACCGATGTGCCGAAGGAAGATGATATCGACCTCGAATCGCTGGCAAAGAAACTCGCCGGTCGTCCGCTCTCGGACGTTGCGTTCGTCTTGAGGGAAGGGGCTCGGTTGGCTGCCCGTGCCGGGAGGGACAAACTCGACCGGGAAAGCTTATCCGCGGCATTGACTTCAGCACCTCCCAGGCAAAGCGGATTTTCGCGTCGAATCGGATTCAGTTGAGGGCCGGAGGATGTCGAATAAAGTCGGAGAAGGCTCCGGAGCAGGGAAAGGTTTTGCCGGGCTGCTGAATCTTGTGTCTGATGTGGACGGCGATATCGCAGCGGCTGAAAGGAGGGCGGCCGCGCCGAAGGCGCCCAAGCCGGAGCCGAACTCGGCGGGATCTGCCGGACAGGACCAAGTTCCTTGGGGATTGATCTTATTTTTTTTTCTTGTCGGCATTGTGTGCTGCTGTAACTTGATTTTTGGAATAAAGAAGCAGGACGCCTTCCGATCCGGGGGAACTTCGACTCCGTACAGCACTTCGACAACCAGGACCGGTTCGGGGCCTGGCGTATCACCTCCAGGCGCCGACCAGTCCAAAAATGATTCGGCAACTGTACCATCTTCGGATGCCGAGCCGGTCAAAACAACCCGAGAACAGGTAACGACTTTTCGCTACGAACAAGTGCCGCCTGTTGGGACGGAAAACGTGTTGAACGAGGCCCAGATTCTATATTGCCTCGCGGAAGATATTCGGTTGAAAGGCGCGGATCCGGCGCTCGATAGTCACTCAAAGTCTGAGGTCGAGCGCTACAATTCCATGGTGGCCGACTTTAACAGCCGATGCGTCCGATTCCGGTACAAAATTGGAACGTTGAAGCCGGTAGAAGATTATGTCGAAAGTAGAAAAGAAGCTCTGCTGGCTGAAGGGGCGGCGCGATTCCGCAAGCCGGCAGCGACTGCTTCTTCCAAGCCTGCCCTCCCGGCTCCCGCAGACAATCCGTCCGGGAACCAGAAGTCTGAATCTGTCAGCAAACCCTCATCGACTGTCTCCTCCCAGCCGACCGAGACCGATTCGGCAAGTAATGCGCACAGTGGACAGGATTCTGAGCCTTTCAGCAACAGTGCAAAATGGAGGGTACTCCCGGAATCATCCCCTGAAACCTTGAAATTGAAGGCTATCGGAGACGCAATCATGGGCTATTACGATTTACTGCAGAAGAAAGATGTTGATGGTGCAATCGAATCTTTTGCAGCCGAAACCAAGCAGAAAATAAAGAGGTCCCGTATTGCGGCAGTGGCCAAGGACACGGAGTATTACCGAATTGAATATATAGACTTCAAAACCACCAGTTCCGACGATGCAAGATGCGAGTTTCATCTTTTTCACAAAAAATACAAATTGCCGCAAGAGGAGTGGGAAATGACTGTGGAACTCACCAAGGAAAGAGAGGCATGGAAAATACGAACCATCAGCGGGCAGAAGGTGAGTCCATGATCGATACTATCTTCCTGGATGCATTCGGGTGAGTTTTGTAGGGCGGTCCCGAGTTCAGTCAAGAGCAACTTCTCTGCTCTGAAAGGCCACCGCCGCGGCCTTTTAGCAGCAAGTGTCCGGGTATGCCCCGGTACACGCCAGACCGCCGGAAAGGTTCGCTCAGTTGAAAGAAACCGCGTTTCATCATAATCCCTTCCTGGTGCTTGGGGCCACGGTTCGGGACAATCGTCACCGGATTGTGGAGCTTGCCGAGCTGAAGGCGCTGGAGCTGGATCACGACATCTGCCAAAAGGCCCGCTTGGATCTGATAAACCCGCGCTCCAGGCTGGCAGCCGAAATGGCGTGGCTACCCGGCGTCTCTGAGGCAAGAGCAGATCGACTTATTCGGCTCATTTCAGAGGACCCCCAGGCGATCCGGTCGGAATCGGGCATCCCGGCCCTGGCCCATGCCAATTTGATGGCAGCCGCTTTTGAAAGCGTGGCTGAATATTATTCCGAGTCCGATGCCGCCGATTTCATTCTCAGAATTGCCGAGCGTGCCCAGTCTCTCGATCCTGAGGAGATTTTGCGAGACATAAACGAGGATCGATTTATTTCCGGTTTCCCGGAGATCAAGAACCGGGAACCGGTGGAAGCGGAGCTTTCCGAGCGCAGGAAGTACTATCGAAGCGCCATCATGAAAGCGTTGAATGACATGCCGCCTGCCGTGCTGGTGGAGGCCGTCCCCCAGGCGGTCGTGGACGGCTCACACGGGGATGCGTTTTTGGGGCTGATCGATGAAGTAGTCGATGCGTATGAGGTAGAGGCCCAATTCTTCCTGCAAAAAGAGGCGGAGAATGTCTCGAAGCTGGTGAAAGCGGTACGGCAGCTTGCCGGAAAGGGTGAATTGATAGTCGAACCTCTGATACACAGGATTGATGAGATTGTTGTCAACTGGGAGAGAGTCGCTTTCCCGATCAGGCTGCGCAAGGTGGGGCGGGGTCTCGATCATCCGGAAACCATTGCAATGGTATCCGAAATCAGAGGACTAGCACTGGAACTTTATAATGATCATGACATGATCTTCCAATCCTCACACATAACGTATTTTCTCCGGGCCTATTTTGATAGGTTGCCGGTCTTAGCGGAAAGACTGGAAGAAGATTCTTTTGCAATCGAGAATATTTTACACAAAACGGGACGAACGGAAGCGCCGGAAGAAGCCTGGGTGCGGGAGAATACCTGTCAGGTTCGAACCGAAGATGGCCCGTTGTGCATTTCCCCCTGGGAAATCGATTGGCAGGGTCGGAGCTATCCTCTGGAATCCATTACCGGAGTGGCTTGGGGTCGGGGTAGAAAACGGCACCAACTTCTTCCTGCCGAGACAGCCTATGTGATTGCCTTTTGCAACACCGATGCACAGGCCGTTATCTGGCTGAGAGAGAAACGTCATTACTCAAACGTCGTTGATATCCTGTGGCGCACCGTTTGTGTTCGATTGATGATTCAGATGGCGGCTGCAATACAAAGAGGGGAAACTATCCGGCGCGGGGATGCCCTGGTCGATGATGACGGGGTCACGCTGTCCGATGGCATTTTTCCGGGAAGAAAAAAAACTCGCCACTATGGCTGGAAGGAGATTCGTGTTTGGAGTGACGGTCGTAAATTCCATATTAGTGCGGCTGATGACAAAAGAAGGCACGCGGCATTCTCCTATGTCGATATATGGAACGTTCATATGCTGGAACACTTGATTCGCAAGGTTCTGGAAAAAGGTCTTCGCAAGCTCAGCGAGCTTGGCTTTTGAGTTTCATCGGCAGTGCAATGCCCGCCGCAGACGGCTTGTTCCATCCTTTCCGACACCCGCTTCCTTAGACTCTTCGCTTCCTTTTTCAGCCGGCACGCTAGGTTGGCTGTGCATTTCGAAGGCCGGCCCCGCATCGGCCGGATGCGGTCTTAAAATCCGCGAGTTGACATACTAAAAGCGTGTTGACTACTTCCCCAATGGTATATAATTTCCCGCTGCACAATCGGCGATGAATTATAAAAGCAAAAAGGAATCCGATCCTGTTCATCCTGGAGGAAAAGTTTGCAAGCCATTCCGACCAATGTGCCCGGAGTTTCGACGCTGGGGCTGATAAAAATCAGGAACAACGATGCCTTGTCCGCTGAGGACGCCGAACGCCGGGCTTTGCTCGCCCTTCCCGAAGATCCCGCCATACCGGCTCTTACCGGGTACCTCCGGTCTTGCTGGGGCAGAGCGAAGATGGCGAAAATCCCCATCGAGCAGCAGATGCTCCGGAACCTTCGCCAGCGGTATGGAATCTATGAGAACGACAAGTTCGCCGCCATCCAGCAGATGGGCGGTTCTCAGATATACGTTTTGCTCACCATGACCAAGTGCCGCGCCGCGGAGGCCTGGATCAACGACATCCTGAAGCCGGTCGGAGACAAGCCGTGGGGTATCAAGCCGACCGATCTTCCCCAGCTCCCCGACGATCTCGAACGCCAAATCCGAATGGATACTTTTGCCGTCCTCCAACTGGTGGAAGGGCAGCTCCAACAGGCGGGGATGGAAGGCATCCCCATAACCGACCTGCAGCGGGAAATTCAGCAGTACGAAGACGATCTTCGAGACGAAGCCCAGAATCGGATCCAGGAAGAAGCCCAGCGGCGCGCCGACAGGATGACTCTGAAGATTGACGATCAGTTGAACGAGGGCGGCTGGCCCGATGCGCTCTGGGCGGTCATTTCGGACATGATAACGCTCAAGGCCGGCATCCTCAAGGGGCCGGTCATCCGCAAGCGCAAGCGCAGTTCCTGGGCGCAGGACCCCGCTACCGGCCAATGGGCTATCCAGGTTGACGAAGTGCTTGTGCCTGAGTTTGAACGCATCAGTCCGTTCGATGTCTACCCGGCGCCCGGCGCCCGCGACATTGACGATGGGTATGTATTCGAGCGTCACATGCTGACGCGGTCCGATCTCGTTTCGATGATCGGAGTGCCGGGGTACTCGGAAGAAAACATCCGGGCCGTCCTTGCGGACTACGGGCGGAGCGGGTACCGCGAGATTCTTCCCACCGACAGCCAGCGCGCCATGATGGACACCGGATCGACCCTTCAGCTCATGGAAAACGACAAGATCGAGGCGCTGGAGTTCTGGGGAACGGCGCAGGGCAGAATGCTCATCGACTGGGGTTTGAACGATCCGACGATCGATCCGGATCTCGAATACGAGGTAAATGCATGGCTGGTGGGCAGCCACACGATCCGGGCGATCCTCAACCCCGACAGGCTCGGGAGGAAGCCCTACAGCAAAGATTCCTACGAGCGCGTTCCGGGAGCCTGGTGGGGCAAGGGAATTCCCGAACTCATGTCCGACCTCCAGGACGTCTGCAATGCGGTAGCCAGGGCCATCGTGAACAATTGCGGGCTGGCGTCGGGACCGCAGACGGAAGTGAACACCGAACGGTGCGGCGACAGCACGGAGATTTATCCCTGGAAGATCTGGGAAGCCACGAACAAGCAGATGCTCGACGGTCCGGCGATTCGATTCTTTCAGCCCGAACTCATCGTTGGGCCTCTCATGACCGTCTACGAAGCGTTTGCGGCCATGTCGGACGATCAGACCGGAGTGCCGCGCTGGAGCCATGGAAATACGAACGTCGGCGGGGCCGGGTCGACCAGTTCCGGCCTGTCGATGCTGATGACCTCGGCCGCCCGCGGGATAAAGGAGGTTATCGCACATATCGACAGGATCGTCGGGGACACGATAACCCGGACCTACGATTACAACATGCTCTATGACGAGGATGAGTCCATCAAGGGCGATGCGCGGATACTGGCGCGCGGATCGAGCAGCCTGCTGGCCAAGGAACAGCTCCTGATGCGGCTCCAGGAATTCCTGGACAAGACGAACAACCCGGTCGACCTGCAAATCCTGGGCATCCCCGGCCGCGCGAAATTGCTGCGAGAGGCAGCCAAGATGCTGGAGATCGATGTGGACGACATTCTTCCCAATTCGAAGGAGGAACTTGCGGCGCTGGTCATGCGGATAAAGCAGGAAGAAGACGCGAAGATGCAGCAGGCAATGATGGCCAACGCCATGAGCGGAAAACCGCTTCCTCCTCAGACCGGGCAGAGTGCGCCCGGGCAGCCTCCATCCGGGCAGACCGTGCCAAAAGGCAAACCGACTCCCGGACAGCTTCCGCCTCCCGGAAATCCGAATGCCGGGCCGGGGCATGCGCCGCCGCCAAATCCGACAACGCTGGATAATGCCGGAAATCCGGCAGGCGGAACGGATACGAACGCTTTTCAGAATCAGCCGGGGATAAGGCCGTGACGGGACGGAGGGCGCAAGAAATACGGTGAGTAAGAAGCCAAATCTGAGACTTCTCGAAGCTATGTACCAGATGAAGGGAGGGCCTTACCAGGACTATCTCAGGAGCAGACTTCTCGAGACGGACAAAGGCCTGAGGCAGGTAGGCGATACCGTTAGTCTGAGAAGGCTCCAGGGGATTGCTGGAATCCTCATGGAACTCATCGAAGAAATAGACAAGGCCTCTGAAACGTATTCGGAGGCTGTTGCCAAGGAAAGATCGGCGGGAAACCCGGATAGATCGTCGCTCAAATTTTGAAAGGGCCAAATGATGAAACGGACAATGGAACCGACGAAGAAGAACCAGAAACCGATCACCTTCAAGGAAGGCGGCCTGCACGCGAGTACCAAGACACCTCCCGGCCAGAAGATTTCCCCAAAAAAGCATGAAGAAGCGCGGGAAGGAAAACTCGGCCCCAAGGCGAAAAAGCAGGAAGAATTCTATGAGAACGTCCTGAAAAGGCGGGGAAGGGGGAAGTAATGGCCCGCAAACACATAACCGGCGCAGTAGATGTGCCAAAAGACCTGGAAAATGTGGATTGGGAGGGCCGAGAGGCTGCCCACACTTTGGCCAAGGCACATGAGATCAAAAAGAACCCCGACCTGCACGCAAGAGCCAAACGGGAAGCCGAGAAGATGGCAGCCGATAAGGCTGAGGAAGCAAAGCACATGAAGCATGTTGCATCAGGCGGAATCAGCGGCAGAAAGCCGAGAAGCTGGTAAAGAAGATTCAACCATCCGGAGACGCAGAGCAGCCCGGATGCCGGGAGACCTCGCTTTCTTGCGGAAGCCGCGCTACGCAATCAGTTGAGCCCGTAGGGCGGCCGTCGCAAGACGGCGCTTCCTTGCGGAAACCGCGCTACGCAATCAGTTGAGCCCGTAGGGCGGCCGTCGCAAGACGGCGGCAAGGCCCCGGACGGAGGTCGGATGACGGATGGCGGAAAGAACTCTGATGCCCGGCACCTGGTGTCCCGACACCCGATATCCGATACCCGAAAAGAAAGGAAAGTCCCATGGCGTACGTGGATCCAGTCAAGAAGACGGAGAGTGAAATCGAGGAGCTGATCAGGCTCCAGGCGCAGGATAGACCCGGAGGGGAAGGACAAACCGACGGCGGGGATACATCGACGGGTGCCCCTGCCGACGGTGCGGCTTTCGCTGTCCGGGAACCCGCCGTCTCGCAGCAACCGACCTCAGGCCCCGACGAAGATTCCTATAGGCATCGCTGGGAGACCTTGCAGGGAAAGTATGCGGCCGAGACGAGACGTGCCAACGAGCAGATCAGGCAGCTTCAAAGCGAAGTGGCGGCATTGAAAGAGCAGGTTGTAAAACCTCCGGAGCAAAAACCGACAAATGTCGAGGAGGCAATTGACGAACTCCAGCGCGAATACGGCGAGCAGTTCACCAATGCCCTCGACAGGCGGATTGACCGGAAGATCGAGGCCAGTGTCGACCGGAAAATAGCGGAGAAGATCAAACCCGTCGAAGATAAGGTCAACCAGGTATCGACAGACAACCAGGCAAATGCTGCCGGCGCTTATTTCACTCAGCTCTCCAGGCTGTGTCCCGACTGGGAGAAGCAAAACGTCGATAAGGGCTTTCTGCAATGGCTCGTCACCACCCGGGCCGGGCGGTACACCATGCAGCAGGTCCTTACCGATGCCCACAATGCACAGGATGCTGCAGCCGTGGCGGACGTTTTCCATGCGTACAGGCGAGTTCAGCCGCCCGCGCGGAATCAACCCCAACCGAATAAAGGACCGACAAGGCCCGATCCCAACGCGCTCCTTGTGCCGAAAGGCAGAGGCTCCGGCGACGGCGCAACGATCGACGATTCCCAGGGGCAGGTAGTCACCATGTCCGAAGTGGACAAGTTCTACCGGGAAATGGAAATGGGAAAAGTTGATCCCAAAGAGGCCGCAAGGCGCGAAGCCGAAATCATGAAGGCGGCGCAGGAAGGGCGCATTGTCGGTTGAAAACCCTACCGCAGAGACGCAGAGGACGCAGAGAAGGGCAAAGTAGGAAAAGGTTTGGATTTGGAAGCCTCCACGGGATGCGAGTTCGGCATGGTTCGGGGACAAAATCGATTTGAAAGTGGGAATTTCGCTTTTCTCTGCGTCCTCTGCGTCTCTGCGGTGAACGGGTTGTAAATAGAAGGAGAACCACAATGGCAATGTTAGGACAGGTTCCAGCCGTCGCGGGGTATCCCGTTGGCGGATCGAGTGCCGCGAGTAAGTACACTCCGGTCATTTACGCCAAGAAACTGCTCGTCAAGTTCTACTTGAAGACGGTTTTCGGCGAGATCGCAAATCGCGATTACGAAGGCGAAATCAAGGATATCGGGGACAAGGTGTGGATTCGCACCATTCCCGATGTGACCGTGTTCGACTACTACAAGGGCATGGACTTGACTTCCAAGCGCCAGACCCCGGAAAGCAACGCGGTCGAACTCGATATTTCCCACGCGAAGGCTTACTCCATTGCAATCGATGATATCGATAAGCTCCAGTACGACCTGAACATGCTCGATGAGTGGGCGCGGGACGGTTCGGAGCACATGGGGATCGCCATCGACCGGACCATTCTCTCCGATATTTACGCATCGGGCGCCACCTACAACCAGGGTCTGGCTGCCGGGCGTGTTTCCGGAAACTACAACCTCGGGGCAACCGGCAATCCGGTTCAGCTCAACAGGGGCAACATCCTCGACTACATCGTCTTCTGCGATTCGACTCTTTCGGAAGCGAACGTCCCGATAAACGACCGCTGGATGATCATCCCCGAATGGGCAAAGTCCCTCATCAATACGTCGGATCTGCGCTCCGCCCTTTTCACCGGAGATCAGAGCAACCAGAATCTTCGAAACGGCAAGATCGGTCAGATCAGCAATTTTACGATGTATGCCAGCAATAACCTCATCGGCATTTCGGATACGGTGAATTCCCAGCCGGTCACCTGCTGGCCGATCATCTTCGGTCAGAAAAACGCCCTCACCTTTGCCAGCCAGCTCGTGAAAAACCGGGTCATGGAACTCCAGAACACCTTCGGAACGGTCATGGAAGGCCTTCAGGTGTTCGGCTACCAGGTGGCAAAGCCGGATGCGATGGGAATGCTGTACGCGATGAAGGGCAACTAAAAATAATATCCACCGCAGAGACGCAGAGGACGCTGAGAAGAACAATAGTGGGAATAAGAAGCGAAAATCTGCTCTGATTATTGCAATTCGAATTCCCCTCCTGGAGGATTTTCTGCACGAAAGTGGGTTTCTTTTCTAAAAGGTTTTTCTCTGCGCCCTCTGCGTCTCTGCGGTGGGATTTTGAAAAGGAGGTTTTCAGATGGCAACTTGGGATAAAACTGTAAACTGCGGCACCGTTGGACTGGTGAGTGCCATGCCGGTCCAGGTGTTCAAGTCGCGAATTGATATCAACGCGATTGCGGGGCTTGCGGCAAACGACATCATCGACGTCTTCAAGCTTCCGCAGGGCTGCGTGCTGCTGGCTTTTGGGCTGAAGGTGGTCGTTGCGCCCAAGGGGACCGCCCTCACCCTTACTTTCGGGTCGGCCGGGGGCGCAGGCGGAAGCATCGGCGGAGCGGCGGCGGTTCTTGCCGGGAGCACTCCCCAGGCACTCGGAGTTGTCGACCCCGCAACTCTTACCACTCCGGTTTTCAACTCCATGGTTCCGGCTCCGGCAAACTACTTCGAGTGGATGGAAACCGAAATGGTGACCACCATGTCGAGCGGCCAGTATACGGCCCAGCCGGTTCTGACCGTATCGCCCACGACCGTTACCGGGGTAACGGATTTTGGCGAGTACGACTTCTACGCGGTCGTCGCCGACCTCACCGGCATCGTTGCCCGTGATCCGGCTTCCGCCAGGGTTCTGACTGAGTTCAGCAACGTAACCGGGGCTCCCGTGGTTTAACGACAATTCCAGGGGAGCGGCGATCCCGCTCCCTTTTCCCCAGATAGGAAAGGACACCCAATGGGAGAGTTTACAAATCTTTGGGGCGACTACATTCATGCGGTCAAGTATCTGTTTGAAAGCGCCCAGACCGGCATCGTTGCGGGTACGACCCGGACAAGGGCCGGAGCAACCAATCTCATGAACGAGGTCAACCGGATCGATACCGCTACGGCACCGGGCGTAGGGACCACGCTGGGCGACGGCGTTTGTCTCATGCCTTCGGCATCCGGTCTTACCATTATTGTCAACAACAACACGGCGAACCCCGTTCAGGTCTATGGATGGGGAAGTGACACCATAAACGGCGTTGCCGGTTCGACCGGCATACCGATTCCTCCGAATGCGATCATGATGTTCGTCTGTGCTCAGGGCTACGTGGGCGCAACGGGCGGCGCATGGTTTGTCGATACCGGCATCGGCTACAGCGGGGCTCTCAATACCGCCCTGGCTCAGGATTCGGTCACCGCGGCCGGGGCGAGCCAGGCAACGGCGACCGCCCTTACCGGCCAGGTCAACACGGTAAATAACGTCCCTGCGGGAACGGGTGTCAACCTTCCTCCGAGCGCACCCGGGCAGATGGTAACAGTTATTAATACCGGGGCAAATCCTCTCCTGGTTTATCCGTATAAGGGCGCAAGCGATACCATAAACGGCATCGCCGCCACGCAGGGCGTCTCCTTGTTCCCGGGGACGGCGGCCGTATTCAACTGCACGGCAACGGGGGCCTGGACCACGCAGCCGGCATCGACCAAACAGGGTGCATACAATACAAACGGCGCAACATCCGGCACCACCCTTACCGCGGCCAATATTTCCGGTGCAATGGGCATGGTAGCATTGAACATGACCGGAGCCTTGGGCGCGGCGGCCAATGCCCAGCTTCCCACAGTTGCCACCTTGATTGCGGCTCTGCACAGCCCGACCGTTGGAACGAGCTTCGTTCTGCGGGTCATCAACAGCTCGAGCGGCGCTTACGCATGGACGGTCACTACCAATACGGGATGGACTCTCAACGGCACCATGAGCATTAACCAGAATACCTTCCGGGATTTTCTGGTAACGCTCAACAGCTTGACCACGGCCACGCTGCAATCGATTGGAACCGGCACCTGGTCGTAAGCCGACAGCCCGGAATCAAAAATCAACGGATCCGCCTCACCCCTGGGGCGGGTCCCTTTTAAGAAAAAGGAACCTTTATGTCGGCACAGCCACAACTCCGCTACCTTCGCAGGGAAGGAACCGATTTGATTTTCGTGGAAACGGAAGCCCTGAAGCAAAGAAGGGATATGTTTCCCTATCATGGCCCGGTGCCTTTTCCCGGACCGGTTGCGCCCACGGTTGACGAACAGAGAATACGGGAAGATGGGGCGGGGAAGTCGGAGGATGTAAAGCGCACCGAAGATGAGGCGACATTGCTGGAGCAGTTCGAGAAACTGAGACAGGAGAACGAGGAACTTCGAAGGAGGCTCACGCAATCGACGGAGGTCCAGGCGGAGGAATTGCCTCCGGAGACGGAGGGAGCCGAGAAGCCTCCATCTCCAATGCATCCAAGGCTTCCGAGTTTAGAGGCCATATCGTCGGCAAGAGAGCAGATGATCCTGGATGCTGTTCGGACCATTCCCAAGGAAGCGTGGAGCGTTCCGGGCGATGGCAGGCCCTTGATGCCGAAGATAAGGGACGTGAGGATCGCTTGCGGGTTCGAGGTTGGGCGCGATGAGTTGATCGCTGTGGTAAGGCGCATCGAGGAATCAGAACAGCAAGCGGAGTAAGGGCTTCCATGAAGGCTGATTTGGTCGGGATCGCCATCGCCATTTTTTGGTTATTCTTGATTACCGGAGCATTCGCGGCTTTCGGAGCTCCCGCTTTTCTTTGGAGATAGGAGAGACACAATGATACCACTTGCCCAAATGCGGGATTACAACAGCCAGATCGTGACGGGAGGGCTGCCGCAATCCGACACCATCTATGCAGCGGTGCTTACGGCCAACACGAACCAGATCATCCCGGTTCCCTCAACCATTGGCGGTGCGCTCACATCCGGGACCTTCCAGGTAAACGAGACAGTCACCCAAACCGGGACCGGAGCAACCGGCAAGCTCCTGGTCGTTCCGAGCGGAAGCCCGACCGTGCTTGTTCTGGGTGCGGTAACCGGAAAACCGAACAACTTCGGTACCTGGGTTGGTCAGACGAGCGAGGCCATATGGACCCCTTCGGCACTCCCGGTTGCACCCAACAGCGTTTTGTTTTCGGTATCGGGCTCCAATGATTTTTACATGCTGTTCGCCAACCAGGTCATTGCGATACCAGCGAGCACCGGGGGCGCATCCCCGGAGCTCAATCCGCTCATTCGCAACTGTGCGGGAAAGCAATACGTCAGCCTCGTTTCGCCGGCCAACTGCAACATCACGATGGCGTTCTACCAGTAGGGGTACTCTACCGGCAGGGGCACTCTTTCAGAAGGGGATCGGGAATGAAGCGAATCTGGATCTTTGTTGCGGTTCTTAGCCTTTTGATCTGCGGGATCTGCTGGGGGCAGTATACGCAGCATGATCGTTGGAACCCGTACTCTCAATCAAAAAAGGGAACTGTAGCTTTCAGCCCGAATCAGCTCCCAAATCTCCAACTTTGGCTTGATCCGTCTAAGGGTACGTATCAGGACACCGGCCTCAGCACTCACGCCACAACTCAAGGCGCAACGGTCAACGGATGGGCCGATCAGTCCGGGAATGGGAATAACGCGACCTATTCGAGCGGGGGAACGCTGCAACTTGGCGCGAACGGCATAAACAGCAAACCCGCTCTGTCGTTCATGTCGGGCAATAAGCTTGTCACGTCATCTTTTCTTGCATCCAACCAAGCGACCACCGTTTATCTCGTCGTCACGGCCCCTCCAAGCAGTACGGTCGAGACTGCGATTACAAACGGTTCGGATTTCCAGTCCTACTTTTCAGCAACAACAAATGTTTCCCCGCAAAAGTGGGCGACCGTAAATCCGACTAATACCCATTGGATTTCTCCACCGGCCACACGCAATGTCCACATCATGATGGCTAAGTGGGACGGGACTTTCAGGCTGACCGGCCTGGATAACTACGTTTACATGGATTACAGCTCGGAAAACTCCGGGCTCACCGGTGCGCTTACAATCGCAAGACCCGCCGTTACCAACAGCTATAACTGGCCCGCGTTGATTGGTGATCTTCTTGTTTACAACGCTGCCCACACTCCCACGCAGATGGCAAAAGTTTGCAATTATTTGTGGACCAAATACGGACAGGCCTCTTTATACACGCTTCCGAATCTAGCCTTTGAAGGTAATAGTTGGGTCTCCGAATATGTCGCTTCTGGTTCGGAGTGGGAAGGGGTCAACGGAACTCCCTCAGATGTGATCCAGGGACTTGGATCGAACTATAATTTTACAAAGATTGGTGTTCTGGGACGGAACATCACCACGATGACATCTCAGGCTCCGACAGAAATCGACCCATCAATCATGGCTGGGACCACAAACGTCATCGCCGGTTGGGAGATTGTAAACCAGTGTTCGGGCTCGACAGCAGCGCAAACTTATGCCGATCTCCAGGCGTGGGCCACGGCCAGAAAAGCGGCTGGATGGAACAAAGTTGTGATTGTTGATTCTCTGCCAAATCCCAACAGCACTGTTGAAACTTGCCGGGAAGGGGTGAACGCTTATTTGGCGGCGGATTTCCCAACGGCTACGAGCCATTCAAATGTCTATTCAGCGGGCGCTGGTGTCACCTACGCAGATTACATGGTTCAGGTAAGCCAGGATGCCACTATGGGCTACGGGCCTACGGCTAATTGTACGGGCAACGGCGTGCCGTGGTCGTGTTGCACAGGTTCGGGCACAAGTTCATGCACCACCAGTACGGGAGCAAATTACAACGGCACTTATTACCAGACCGATAACATTCATCCGAATGTGGCAGGGTCGGCGATCTTGGCCCCGTATATCCAAAATGGATTCAAGGCTGCTTTGGGTCAGTAACCTCTTTGAGGTCGTGGATGACGATAACCGAGTGTTTCTCTAACGCAAAGATGATGTCGTTCTCTGGGGGCACATACAGCGCTGTGGATGCCTCATTAAGGTGAAACTGACTCTTTTCGTTGATCGTGAAATAGGCTTCGCCCGTGACAGCCAAGATTAAGCGATGAGCAGACTTGTTACCAGGAAGGTTTTGAGAGGGGGCAATGGGAATGTCGTGCAGAATGTTTGTCTCTTGGACTTTAAAGGGGAAGTCAGAATCGAATGTCACAGCGAGGCCGTCATTCATTTTCGTCAACTGGACCAACCTGGGGGTAGCTGAATAGGGCATAAGTTCCTCCTTGGTTCGGTAAATTGCAAGGCACTGCGAATCATACCACGGAGCAAAAATTATGAAACACCTCCTTTGTATTCTGGTTTTGGTTTCGGTCCTGGCTTTGGCATCAACTGCCTCAGCCGCTCCCTATCTCGTGGCCAATCCCGAGAATGTGACGCTCGCAGCCGGCCAGACGCTCACCTACAACGTGAGCGGCCTTCCCGCATCATTCACGGCAGCAACGAACATTCCGGCAGATACGACAGGGACGTATGCTTTCGCCCTCGATCTGGCAACACTTCCGGCCGGCAGCTATACGGTGACGGCCACGGCGTGCCTGAACGATCCGTCATGGGGGGTACAATGTAGCGCGTCATCCGGCTCTTTTCCCTTAATAAAACCTGGACCACCTCCAGTCCCGACAACATTAGGGCTTTCGGTAAAGCAGTAACGACCGTGACGATTCAGAAGAAATAGGCAGGGCATCCCATGGCCATAACGGATTATCCAAGCACGCTCAGCGTTGGCGCTCTGTTTGCCAAGATCATAAGAAGGCTTCCCGACTTCACGCAGGAGATGGATTTTCTTTCCGCGGTCCAGCTCACCATCGATATCTGCACCAAGACGCTTCGGGAAGCCAAATCCGATCTTATCAAGGGCGATTTCACGACGACCTTGACGGCTGCCGCATCTTTCAGCACGACACAGTCCTACGGCCTCGGAGCGCGTGTTCTCAATACGGATCCTACCGGCCTGATTCAAAATGTTGAATGGTGCTGCACCACGGCGAACGGCCCGGGGCAATGGAACCCTGCCAATTGGTCCTATCCGAGTTATGCCCAATTCACTCTGCCTTCGACGTTCCGGGGATTCGTTGACTTCCCCTGGCTTTCAACGCCCATTCAGAAGTCTATTTATCCGATTCCGGACATTTCGATGAAGGCCTACTACATCCTCCCGAGCGCTCCGGATTATTACGAACTGCGGTATCTCACTGTTACGGTCTATCCGACGCCCGACCAGAGTTACACTCTCAATGCCGAAATCTACGTCAATCCGACTCCGCTCGTGGACTTCACCAGTTATCTGCCCTACGGCGGCCTCCTCGACCAGGCGATCACCGAGGGGGTAATGCTCATCGGGAAAAACGGCCTTGCAATCACCACCGAGCCGAAGTTTCGGGAATACATGAGAGACCAGATATCTCTTGTTCATCATCTGCGGCCAGCCAAGACAATCGTTATGGCCCCTCCTCCAACCGGGAGAGTCAGGCAATGGCTGTATTAGGGAAGGAAGGATAAAGAGTGGCCAGTCAGATTACGGGCATGCAGATTTTTACGAATGTAGGGAACATCCTCCAGGACACAACCAATGTCCGGTGGACGCAAACCGAGCTTTTGAACTGGCTCAATGCCGGACAGAGAACGATTGCCCTCGTCAAACCCAACGTCACGATGACGACACAGATCGTGCCCTTGAGCGCCGGAACGAGGCAGGTGCTGCCATCGGATATCATCACTCTTGACCAGGTGGTCCGAAATATAGCTTCGGATGGCGTGACACCCGGTCCGGCGATCCTCCCGATCGAGAAAGTCCTTCTCGATAATTCCTATCCCGGCTGGCACACGGCGGCAGCAAGTTTGACCGTTCTTTTCTATTGCTGGGATGACAAGGACCCCACAAGGTTTTGGGTATACCCTCCGCAGCCAACGGGGACGGCACAGCAGGTGGAAGCTGTCATGGCAACCCTTCCGGCAAGCCTTACGGCTGCGAGTGCTGTAATTAGCCTTGACGACATCTACGAGGGGCCGCTCACCGAATACATCCTTTACCGATGCTTCCTGAAGGATTCGGAGTTCGGCGCGGCCAACCTGCCCCAAGCCATGGGGCACTGGCAAACCATGCTCGAGCTGCTGCAGGTGAAGGCCGCTGCGGAAAAGATGGAAGGGCCGGTTCAGCCCATTGAAGCCGGAGAGCAAGTGGCTCCTGTTCCTCCTCAGGGGAAATAAGTAAATGGCCAAAATACTTGATTTTCCGTCGAACAAGGAAGGCTACGAACTCTTGATGGCGTTCGTGGATCAAAGCCGTTCTTTTGCTCACGGGTTTGATTGCGAGCGAATATGGGAGAAATTGTCCCATGGGCAATCCATCGAGTGTCACACCCTCAGTTCGCAGAATAGAAAGCAGATTGAACTGATGGCCGAGCATTTCAAGCGAGAAGCAATTCTTGATGAGCTTGCGGATGGTTGGCTGTCATTGACGATCCCTTAGCGCAGGAAAAAGTTTCAATGCCTCCTCTTGTAAACGAAGTACAGCAATTCGGCGGGTTGTCTCCGAAGATTGCGCCTCATCTTCTGCCAAACGGCGGCGCGCAGATAGCTAATAACGCTCGGCTTTATTCCGGAGCCCTCCGCGCCTGGAATTTTCCCACGAATATTTCAGTGGGTTTACGGTCCGGCTCTATCATGTCAATTTTCTGTTACGAGGAAGAATACTGGCTGAACTGGATAACCGATGTCGATGTGGTGAGAAGTCCCATAGGCGGAGACATGTACAAACGAATCTACTGGACGGGAGACGTTATTCCGAGAATGTCGGTCCTGGGACTCGTGAACCAGACGGCCCCTTATCCCACGGCCTATTATCAGCTCGGGATTCCCGCGCCCCTGCTTGCCCCGACTGTTGCCATGCAGGGGACGGCAGGACAGACGCAGTATAGAGAAGAACGGGCCTACTGCTACACGTATGTTAGCAATTACGGGGAAGAAGGGCCTCCGAGCCCGGTTTCCGCCCTAGTCAATTATTATTCCGACCAGAATAACCCGATCTCCGTAACCGGAATGTCCAGTGCTCCGACCGGGAATTATTACGTTACTACCATAAATGTCTACCGGACCCTTACCGGATCGACAAGCACGCAGTACCAGTTTGTTGAGAGCATCCCGGTGGCTCAGGGACCGGCCGGATTTACCGATACGGTTCTTGATTCGGCCTTGGGGCTCGTGCTTCCGAGCAGCACCTGGGATCCGCCACCCTCAGATTTGATAGGACTCATCGCCCTTCCGTGCGGGGCATTGGCCGGCTTCCATACCAACGAGGTTTGTTTTTCCGAAGTGTATCTGCCTCATGCTTGGCCGGTCGAATACCGGATATCCTTTGACCGAAACATCGTGGCCCTCGGGAACTGGGGGACTTCCATTTTGGTCATGACGGACGGATACCCGTTTCTTGTGACAGGGTCGGCGCCCGGCCAGTTCGTCTACGAAAAGCTGGAAGTCGGGCATGCATGTGTTTCCAAGCGCGGCGTGGTCGACATGGGCTACGGGATCCTCTACCCGTCTCCTGACGGCCTCATTCTTGCCGGAACCATCACTTTGGAAAACGTGACCAAAAATATCATGACCCGCGATGACTGGCAAAAGTTCAATCCGTCATCCATCCAGGCGGCATATTACAACGGTCTCTACTTCGGGTTCTATGACGCGACTTCCATCGGAGGGATCAAGGGCGGCTTCGTGTTTGATCCTGGTATTACGAACGCGGCATATACCATATCGAGCAACCCGACATTTTCGATGCTCGACGCTTACGCCACGGCATGCTGGCGTGATGTTGTCACCGACAGCATGTATATTTGTGTTCCGAACGGAGCGAACAGCATGCTCCAGCAATGGGATGCCACTACTACGCCGATAAGCTATACGTGGAAGTCGAAGCCCTTCTATAACCCGCACCCGATGAACCTCGGGGTCGCTCAGATCCTTGCAGACGACTACAGCAACGTGAACATCCAGGTGTTTGCCGATGGGGTCAGCAAGTATTCGGGGGCTGTTACGAGCGATGACGCATTCCGGCTGCCAAGCGGGTTTCGGGCTCACCGGTATGAGTTCGAACTAACGGGGACTTCGAATGTGAACAAGGCGTTTCTGGGCGATGTTATGTCCTCGCTGGCGCAGGTATAAGCATGGCAAATACCCCGACAGTTCCTACCCTTCCTTCCATCAGCCCGAATGTCGATCCTTCGGTCCGCAGGGCCTTCGATATTCTGAAGGCTTTCTTTGCATCGGCCGCGGCGAACGGAGGCTTTGGGACCGGGACCACGACACAGACCACAGTCATAGAGGGGAGTGGTGGATCGGGTGGAAGTGGCGGGGGCTACAGTATCATCAACCCCCCGGCCCCTCCCGGGATCACCGGGTTTACGGCAACCGGGGCCTTCAGCACGATCATTCTCAGTTGGACCGATCCGGGATACAGCCAGTACGGATACGTCCAGATATGGAGAGCGACCAGTAATAATCTGGGAAGCGCCGTCTATGTCGGGGAATCGACGGCTACCGTATTTTGCGACATCCCTCCCAATTCGGATTCATCGGTCACTTACTACTACTGGGCTCGGGTGGTCAGCTATACGGGTCTTACCGGCCCCTGGACCGGAACGAACGGAGTTGCCGCAAGCACGGCTACCAACCCGGCGTATGTTCTCGAAAACCTGACGAACCAGATCACATCGAACCAGTTGACTGCGAGTTTAATGAGCACCATAGCCACCGCTGGGGAAACCGCTTTATGGCAGGATGTAAGCGGGGCTCCGCAGGACCAGAGTGGAAATCTAGTGCTCAAGTCCACGTTCCAGGATGGCAATACGGGTGCGTGGGCTCCAGGGGCAACCATTTTAAGCGGGACGAACAATCAGGCATTTACTAAATCGTTAGGGCTTACATATCAGAGCATTGCGGAAGATAATGGAACTCTCAACAATCATTTCCCTGTTGTGCCGGGAGAAAAACTTTTCGTAAGAGCATCGCTCTCTGTATTGAATTGCCCCTATGCGATATATTTTGGGGTGGCATTCTATGATTTGAATAATAACAGTCTGGGCGCCCAGTGGGGAGCGTGGAACAGCACTCCTTACACCGATTTCCCTGCCACACCAACGTCGGGTTGGATAACGGTCCCTTCCAATGCAGTCTATGGGACGCCCTGGATTTATGTGACTGGTCCTCCTCCCTTTGGAAATCCCGGCGCTACCAATCTTTACATCGGGCGCCAGGAAATCGGCGCAACGATCGGGGCGCAAACCAACGTTAACCTGAAGGACAATAACGGAAATCCTCTTGTTGAATATACGGTGAAGGCCGATGTTAACGGCCATATCACCGGGATCGGGTTGCTTGGCGGCTCTCAGAGCGGGACGGTGGAGATTGTTTGCACCGATTTTGCCATTGTTAACAACACAAACCCGGCTCAGTTGACCGTTCCTTTTGTGGTGGGAACCATTGACGGCGCAGGCGATACGGTAGGGATCTCCGGAGGGCTGCTTGTAGACGGCTCGATCACCGGGCAAAAAATTGTCGGTCAAACGATCTCAGGCGACCTCCTTGCAGCATCGAACCTCATCACTGCCTCCGCTCAGATTGCAAACGGCATTATCGATACGGCCCACATCAGCTCTCTTGATGCAAGTGTCATACAGACCGGGATCCTCAACGCAAATCTCATCGGAGCTAATTCTATCAGCGCCGCAGATATCCAGAGCGGGGCCATCGATATCACCAAGATCGCTCAGCAAGCTGTGACGATAGACACCCTGGTTTACGGGGAATACACGACCAATGGGTCCGAAACCCAATCGACACCAATAACCACCAGCAACATTGCCATGAACCAGGGTGCATCCATCCTTATCACAGGCGACATGGAAGGGTTATATCCGGGAGACACAATAGTCCTAACTCGGAGCCTTCTCGGGGCAACGTATCCTCTAAAAACCATTGCCGGTGTTCCGGCCACCGGAACGACAACCAATTTCAACTTTGCCCTATGTGACTCGGTAGCCATCAACGGGTATACTCCTGCGGTTATTTCCTACTCCAGGACCTACCCGAATAACAAGTACACGAACAATGTCCCCATCTACGGCGGTACGGGATCCAACCAGGCGGCGGGGCAGTCTTTTATCGTTCCAGCAGGAAGTTCCACCTTCAATCTCGGAGCGCTCCAGTTCAAAATGAATAAGGTTGGAAATCCGAACGTTACAGATTCCCTAACGGCCAGCGTATACAGTGCCCTGAATGGCGGCACGCTTCTCGCCACTTCCACCCCAATCAATATGTATTACGGCCTTCCAAGCTCCAAGGGGCTCGTACAGTTTCAGTTTGCAAGCCCGTATGCTTCGATGGTCGCCGGTAATGAATACTATGTCCAGATCACGCGGCAGGGGAATAGAGACACCGTCGATTACGCTCAGTTGTGGGGATACAACAGCCAGATAGTCGGCGGGACCGGGGTGCTTACGAACAGCAGCGGCACATGGACGCAGGGGACCGTTGACTACAGGATCGACGTCTACGCTTACATCACGGGCGGCGAGAGTTGGGCTTATAACCTCTATGCCCTGCCGACCGATACCGTGAACGAGAGCAACGGCGAATGGCCTGCCAACATGAATATCAGCGGTTCGCTTGCAGCATTTCAAATAATGAGGTAACCCGATGACGCACTGGGTACTGGTAGACTCGAACAACAACATCTGCTCGCTCCAATCCGGATCTGACATCTTCTTTCCCGCAGCCCCTTCCGGTCAGACGGCTTACCAGATCGACCAGGCTACCTTTGATTCCGTAAGGTTGCGGGACAAAAGTTCGATAACGGCAGGCTGGGATCCGGATGCCGGGGAAGTTTACCTAACTCCGGTTAGCTCGGGTGTCGCCAAGGCCAACGCATGGGCAGCGCTTCGTAAGAAGCGCAATGGTCTGCTCGCAGCAACCGACAAGACACAGACCGGGGATTTTCCGAATAGCGATATGTATTCGGACTACCGTCAGGCGCTCCGGGACCTACCGGCAAACACCACCGATCCTGCAAACCCGACGTGGCCGACTCTCGACCCAACGGCACAAGGCTATTTGTCCGGAACAGTTACCATGGCGGCAATGAACACTTTTGCTACGGCCAAACGGGCAGCCATGACGGCGGCACAGGCGGCCGCACAAACCAACCAGGGAGCGGCAGGCAAATGACGGAAGAACCGCTTTGCGAGCATTTCAACCGGATTTTCGTAAAATATTTCGGCCAGGAAAACGATGCGGTCAGGATGTGCAACGATCTCGTCTATGTGGCTCACCTTTGGGACGATCTCTACGACCAGGATAAGCAACGAAGCAAGCTCGCCGTGAATAAGGCCTTCACGATGCTTTGGGGGATAATCCCAACCAATCCGTTCTACCAGAAGCATATACGAGAGTTGGGACCTATCCTCATGAATGCGGCCCTCAAATGGCAGAACGCAAACGAGATGGAGCACAGTCCGAATCCGAATACGAGGATGACGGCCTACTCCATCCGTTCCTGTTTTGTGGATGTGTTTGCTTACTGTCTGTATCTCATCGGCGGCTACGGCTACGCGTTGCAAGCCGGACCTGGATTCTGGAGCGACCTCGGGTCGGACATCATCGAGAAGTACAACGAGTTTGAGAAGGAGATGACCTAATGGGATGCTGCGGCGGCGGGGATACGTCCATTCCCGACAATCCTTACGAAGACGCTCTGAGTAACATCAGCAAGGCCAAGTGGAACGATTACAAGTCCAGGTACATCCCGTTTGAGAACAAATGGATTGCCGATGTGACCGCCGATCCCACGGCCAGGATCCGGACCGTGGAGGGCCAGACCAATGCGAATATGGAACAGCAAACATCCAGCATGACCAACCCGCAGGCCATAAACCCGAACACGGGGGCCTTCAAATCCAACCAGGCGATGTCCAAGGTTGGAGAGGCGACAGGGGAAGCAGTAGGTGAGGCTGGGCAGTCGGCGAAGAACATGCAGGTCCAGGGGGAGGAAGCGGCGGTAGCTCTTGGCCGCGGCGATTCCACCAACGCCGAAATCAGCTACGGAAACCTTGCCCAGAACGCCTCCCAGAATGCCATCAACACGGCCTATACCGACTTCGGGAATATGGCCTCGATGAGCCAGGGAATCGGGCAGGCGGCCGGTATGGGAGTGTCGGCGCTCTCCCCGCTTTTGGGCAATGAGACACAGGCGATTTCGCATTAATTGGAGTAACCCATGGGCTATGCAGCAGAACAGCAATTAGCAGACGTCGCAAATGCCGAGTGGCAGGACTACATCCAGCGCTTCGAGCCGATTGAAAACGCCCTCATGCAACAAACCACCTATGACAACCCGGGGCTTTTCGATCAAGACATAGGCGCCGCCCAACAGGCAATCGCCACGAGCGCCGTCACCAATCAGAATTCCCAGCAACAATTGCTTCAGCGCTACGGCGAAAGCCAAATCGGGGATTATGCGACGGCAAATGCCAGGCTGAATAATCTCAACACGCAGGCGGGGATGGTCGACGCAGCAAACCGGATCACGCAGAACTTAATTAACCAGAACCAACAGATTGCAACCGGCTCTACTGCGATCACGCCGGTTCCTATCAGCTCGTCTCAGGCCGGCCTGGGAACATCATAAGGAGCACGTCATGCCAATGGGACTTATACCAGGCGGAAGGCAGGAACTCTCCGAAGCCATATCGGGAATGGGAGAGGCGGCGAACCTCGAGAATCAGCAGAACATCATGCAACGAAACCTGGACACCATGGAGCGAGCCCGAATAATGAACATGGCGGGCAGCGGGGCCGGGATGGCGCTGGGTGTAGGACCGAAGCTGTACAAATGGGCATCGAACTTCGGCAACACAGGCTTTAACGGGACGAATGTCGCCCAAACCTCGGACCTCACCAACTCCGGAGCTATCACCGGAAATATCGATGGTACTCCGGCATCGGCCATTACCGGCGATCAATTCGTGCCTCCGGTCAACTTCGCCAGCACTCTATCTCCGGACGTTGCGGCTACGGCATTTCCATCCTATGGGCTGGAAGGCGGGACGGAAGCGGCCGCCCCTTTTGCCGCAGCCCCGGAAACGGGTGCCATGGCAGGCGCAGCTCCTGAGGCCTTGGCATCGGCGGGCGGCGATGCGCTCCTGGGCGCCGGGGCCGGAGCAGCAGGACTGGCAGGGTTAGCCGGGATTGACGCATCCCTTGGTGCCGGTGCCACGATTGGAGGGGCGGCCGATATCGGCGGTGACGCCGTTGCAATGCTTTTTGCTCTGTAATCTGTAGGGAGAAAACGGAGAAACCATGGCAGATCTGATGGATTATGGAAGGTATACGCCTCGCAACGTTACAATGGGAGCACTGGGAGGGGGCGGCATAGGAAGCGAGAACCCGGTAGCAGGTTTCATGCAGGGCTACCAGTTTGTGGATAATATCCAACGTCAGAACGCGGCAGACGAAGCGAATGCGAAAACGCAAGCCCTTCGCGATCAGCTTCTCCAGGGCCAGGTTGACGCCCAGAACAACCAGAAGCAGATCAACACAAACAAAGCAATCATTGCCGCGATCAATAACAATCCCGACCCGGATGCCCTCTACAAAAATTTTTCCATCGACGAAATCAACAACGCCCTGGGGCCGGCCCTGAATACTCCGTGGCTTTCCCACTATGCCACACAAGAAGGAAGGGACCAATTTAAAAGTGGTTATATCGACATCGCCCAAGGAATGCCAAATCCCGCTAATAACAACACCTTTAATGGTCCACTATTGACACAGGGCGTGACCAAGGCATTCAAGCCGCAGATCGATATGCAGGCCGCAGGCAAGGGCAATGATGTAACGGGTGGGGAAATCGATTCAATCTATCCGGCCAAGAGCGATCCGGGCAAATTTTACATGGGCATGAAAGTCTATCATGCGGATGGAACTTATGATGTTGGAGTTCCCTGGACGGTGAATGGCACCAGCGATCCGAATGATACTGCGAAGCCTTTTGATTTCAATCAGGTGATGGATACCCTCCAAAGACATGCTCTCCTGGTCCACCATCTTGATCTCCAGAACGCAAAGCTTGGAGATCAGACCACGCAGAACCGCCTCGATGCCCAATCGCAAAACCAGGATCTCATGGAGCAGATCTATCAATACAACCGGGCTAACCTGAACGCAACTCCGGAGGAAAGGACTTCAGCCATCAGCAGATCGGCCCTTCTGTCCGGGAGGGGCACGAGTGAATCCATCGCTCTCGGGAAAACGTTTGGCGCCAGCGCCCGGGAACATGCCTTGGATGATGCCGCGAAAGCAAACCGGCTGGTATCCAACAATTTCTCAACCTACTACGACAACCCCGATGCCATGGCGACCGACGCCAGGATGATCCAATCCTACAACCCAAGTCTTGCGAATGCTCTCGTGAAGGGCTCTCAGATCGCCGATCCCCAGCAGCGGAAGGCCTACCTCGACGGGCTCCAGTACAATGCCGAATCCTATGCCGGCAAGGCTGCTCTCGGGAAAACAAATATTATGGAGGTTCCCGACAAGGCGGGAGGTACCCAGGTATTTACTCAGAAAGGTACGGATGCTGCTGCCGGTAAAGAACCAACAGCATGGGAGGAGATGGGGCAGAGCGTTCAAAGCAAGATCACTCCGCTGCTGGCAGGCGAACATGTTAAGGACATCGATAAAGAACTTTATCTTCTGTCCAAAAAGGATCAGGGCCAGCAGGCGCTGGAAGATGCTATGCAGGATCCGAACATGAAGGCGGTTGTTGATAAGAGCCCACAGTTGCAGCAGATGCTCGGGTCAGAAGACACAAGGGAGAAGCAGCAATACCGAGAGACCTTGTACGCGGAAAGAGCCCAATATGACGCCATAGTCAAGGGCCAGCAGCAGCCCAAAACCGTGGGTGCCACACCGCAACCAACCGGCAGGGTTAAGCTGCAAAGCAACGGAGACCCCTCCCAAGTAAAATACGCCTCCCCACAACAACGATAAGGACGGTAGATGGCCGCAGAAGATTGGCAAGAAGTTGACGCTCCCGACAACTTCGATCTCGATGTTGCCGCCGCCGCTGTCAAATACGGTGTAGATCCCAACCTGGCTATAGCTGTCCATCGGCAGGAATACAACCCATATCAATGGGTGAGTTCACAGGGCGCCAGAGGTCCAATGCAGCTTATGCCTGGAACCGCCAAAGATCTCGGAGTGGATCCAGACAACGTTCAGCAGAATATCGATGGCGGGGTACGCTATCTCAAAATGATGCTGGACCAAAGGGATGGGAACGTTCCCTTGGCGCTGGCTTCCTATAATGCCGGGCCTGGCAAAGTTAGAGAGAGGGTCCCGACGTCGGCCCATAGTTACGTAAAGGAGGTAATGGACCGGGCCGACAAGTTCCGGGACGATCCTCCCGTAACGATTAGCGAAGTGGATCATGAGGGAGATGCTCCCGACCGTAACCGGGGTTTGGGATACCCTGCTCCTCCGGCAGAGAACACAAACTCGCTGCCATCGCCAAACGATACGGTATTGGACACCGGTGAAGGCACGACTCTCCAGCAGCTAAACCCTAATGCCGGCAAGTACCCGTCCAAAGATGACCAACAGATTCATCAAGCCATTCCAACTGTATCGCAACAGTTCCGGAATCTGCCCAAGGGATCGAGCCCCGCAGACGTGGGGAATGTCGTCCCGGATAATGGCAATCCGAGAGCTATCGATATGGGCGAGGGTTACGAAGAAGAAGGGCTGCCCGCCCCCATCACCAATGCCTGGAATGAGCTTACGCGAGATCGAAGCCATCCGGAGGCGTTGCGTTACAATCCCGGGAAAGACATTCTCAATCCTCGATACGTCAAGCCGTGGGATAGGCCGGGAAGGAACCCAGCCGACGTTCTATACTCCCCTGTGGAAAATCTGATGCAGCCCCCGCAGCCAGGCGGAACGGCTGATGTGGACCTCCTGCATGCATCGGAAGAAGATCTTATGCAGGCCCCGCAATACCGGTCCGACCTGGTTATGAAGACCCCAAGACTCCCCTCGGGTATCCCTTACGGGCCGGAACGACTTGCGGCCCCCGAGGAACCGATCGGTGCATTTGAAAACCTGAAGGCCGGGGCCAGTGACATGGTGGCCAGGGTAGCGGCCAAGCTGGCTAGCGTCCCGGTGATAACGGAATTTGGGCCTCCCTTCGGGTACGATACCATGAGTCCGGAATACCGGCAAAAAATCATGGTCATGGCATATAAAGACCTGGCTGAACGTCTGGGCGTAAATGACATGACACCTCCCGAGAATGCCCTGGATGCCCTTGCGCGGTCCATCGGCGAATCCCCGGAGAGCCTTGCCGTCATGTTCGGAGCTTCCACGGCGACGAGGATGCTCCTTGCACCGATCTTCGAAGATGCCTTCGCGTCCTACTCTCCGGCTCTCGCAGCCAAACTCCTTGCACCGACGAGCGATGCCGTAACGTTCGGAACGTTGGGGGCCATCGACAACCCGGATGATCCTTGGCGTGGTGCGCTTTCCGGCGCCGGCGCCGGCATAGTCCTGGGCGGTACTTCAGGACTTCCCAGGCCCGCACGGGCAGCCATTAACTTCGGGACCGGCATTGGGCAGTCCTATCTGGAGCAGCCACAGGATGTCGACCTTCTCGACCGCTTCACAGGTGGGGCTAACCTGGCCTTGTTCGGCCTGATGGGAGGGGAAGGAGACGAAGGGTTAACGTGGGGGCAATCCTGGGATGTTGATAGCCAATTGCGAGGTCTGAGAAAGGCAATAGCCGCAATGGAGATCTCCGGTATCGAAGAAGAACCGGGTCTGCAAAACGACCAGGAGGCATTAAAGCAGCATGTTGACGGGGAGAATCCATCGCCGCCAGGCGAAGGAGGTGAAACCGGTGGGCAAGTGCAGCAAGAGGCGCTAAAGGCGCCGGCGTCTCCCGAAGCAAATTCGGCGGTACAGCCCGGAGGGGAGGCGCCGATCTCTCCGGAGCAAACAGCCCCACCGGAAGCGACCGCTCCGCAAAACGGCGGGAGCGGACCGGCGATGTTGTCTGGTATGGGGCAACCTGATCAATCCGGGCAAGTCGGAGAAGGAGGCCGGAGTGTCGACATGGTTGGGCGGCACCGGGATGAGATAGCCAATTCCGATGTTGAAAATACCCGGAATGAACCCTATACTGGAGATGCAATTCCGAGTTCCTCACCGAAGGGAGCAACAAATGAAGAACTACAAACTGCCGGTTCTGAAGCCGAAGGCGCAAACAACAGCACCACAGCAGCCGACCAAGACGCAGAAAAACGAAAAGCCCTCTCCGACATCCGATCGAAATATCGGAATCGTGGAACAGGCAATGAAGGACCATCCGGGCCTTACGAGAGAAGAAGCACTGGAGATGATAGCCGAATACGGCTTTTAGTTGACGGCAAGGAAATCAAAACCGTTAACCAATACCAGATCACCAATAAAGAAGACCTCGATAATCTAAATAGAGTAGGTATCGCTACCCCAAAAATCTTTGAACTCCATCCGGATGAAGCCGCCACTTTCCAAGGAATAATGCAGCAATTTGCAGCGGAGAATAAGTTCGCTTCTTCCGTAGATATCTATGATGTGCAAGATTATGCCAAGATGCGGACCTTCCTTCTTGATGGAGGCAGAGGTGGATTTGCGCTAAAACCAAGGGAAGACTTGCCGGAAGGCGCGTACGATATTGTATCTGTTTTTTCAAGAGATAAGGGAACCGGATCCGCTCATTCGATATTGCTCCTGGCAAATCAGGAAGGGGGCAGAACGCTCGACTGCTATGATACGATGCTCCCTTACCTATATGCGATGGATGGCTATAGGGCTACAGGCAGGACTCCCTTTAACGTTGAATCTAAGCCGGACACCTGGGATTATAACTCATACAAGAAATTCAATAATGGCAAACCCGACGTGATTGCCATGGTTTATGATCCTGATTACGGCAAACCATATACTACAGCCGACGGGAAGATATATGGGCCGGATGATTATGATAAGATGATCTCTGACCAAGGCAGGCTGGCTGCCGAGATGGTTATAGGCAAAGGAGATACCGGGCCGGATTTCGGCTTAGAGGGTGAGAAGCGGGAAGAACCCGGAGTGAAGGAAAACCCCGAGATGAAGGGGCAAGAGAAGGTGGCTGCTGCGAACTCGGAGGAATCTACAGGTGCGTCCGGTGTGCCATCCAAAGAGGAAAATAGTAACATCCAAGCTGTAACAAAAAGTGAACTGGAAAATAAACAACTTCCTTCGGAACGGGATCAGTCCGTTCCGGCCGGCGAAGCAGGCCCCTCCGGCACGGCCCCGGATCAAAACGGTGAACGCACCGGCAAATCCTCTCCGGAAGTGGTTTCGGGTGAACAGGGGGAGGGGACCGGCGGGGAGGAGCCGGAAAAGAAATCGGGGGGAGCCGGGGAGGGGCATGAGGCAGGCGAGGGCTCCAAACCTCCACCTGATGATACCGGCGGCAATTCGAGCGACTCCCGGGGCAGTGAACTGGAGTCTCTCACGCCGGAGGAGATCCGGGATATTGCAAGAGAGATGGGAAGCGATCCCGAGCTCAAATCCAAAAGCGCGTTGATCGAGGAAATCCGAAGGAGGCAGGAGGAACAGGGGCAGAAGGCTAGAGCTTTGTCCGAAGTGCCATCCAAAGAGGCAGAAAATGCATCACAAGAGGGCAGCGAAAAGCGAGCCGATGAGGAAGATCAACCCCATCAGAGCAACGCGGAATCCGACCGGGACAGCGGGGCTGCGGAAACAAAAAACGGAAGTGAACCAGCCGGCCCGGGGGGCGGTGGCGTGGCGGAACAAAAGGCCAACGCCGAGGCGGCTGAACAGAAAAAGAAAGAATCCGATGGTGCGGAAACCGAAAGACTCGTCGCCCAGCTCAAGGAATCCATCAGCTCCAAGCGCAGCGCAAAACGTATACGGATCGACCTCACCGAGCTTGCCCAAAATCTGATTCGCCGGGGCCATAACAAATTGCCTTCCTTCGAGGTGGAAGTGAAAGCCCGGCTCGGCGATTTGCCTAAGGCCGTAAAGGGCTTCCTGGTCAGCGCCTTCAGCAAGGCGCTGCAAGATATAAAAGATCACCCATCCGGAGGCAATGAGTGGTGGCGTAAGCTCACAAGCATGAGCATGGCCGAGGATCTTAAGGATAGACTCGGGGTGGATCGGACGGTAGGGCGAGTGAAGGCAATGATTCAAGCCCGTATGGCGAGGGTTTTCAAAGAACATGGGATCAAACCGGGCGATCTGAATGATCCCAAACTACGTTATGGAATGATCAGGGCTTTGGCGGAGGAACTCGAGACCTCGAAAAGTGGAGACTTTTATTCCGACATGGACTTGGCCAGGAGGATAGCTGAATCCATCTGGCCGGAACTCGCGGATCCGAAAGCGATGGCTGCTCTTCATCTGGCCCTGGCCATCAGTTCCCAGGGAACGGATCTAAAACTGAACCACCGGTTTACGATCAGGCAGTTTGAGCATTTCCTGAAGAATGGAAGGTTTCTGGAAAAAGGCGTAGGATCTTTTAGTACATCAATGGCGCAAAACTTTGCCAAAGCGAATGAGTTACTGGACCGGCATGGACCGGAGGAATTCGAAAAATTCATGAATACCCCATTTACGGTCCAGGAACTGAAGAACGCAGGATGGAAAATAAATGACGAGTTATTGGACACCGCAGTCCATGGTTCAAATATATTCGGGGCCAAAGTCGGCTCCTTTTACCAGAACCTGCTGGGCAATCTCGATCCGCTCACGATCGACAGATGGATCTCACGGGTTTTCGGGCGGCTCAGTGGCGGGTTGATCGATACCGACGCCGTTACGTCCGCCGGCCAACGCCTGATCGAAGCGATCAAGGCCAACCCGGCGGAAGGCGGAATGAATTGGCTGGAGCTGAAGCCGAGCCGCCAGTTCACACGGGAAACCGGTATCAAGAAATTCACTGTTGATAACCTGGAAAGTCCTGACGTGGTGCAGCATTTTGCAAGCAGGGTGGAGAGTGCTTGCAAAAAAATGCGCAAGGAGAATAGTTCCGCATTCGCTGAGGAACCAAACGTGGTCAGCGCGGCCAAGAGTGTTTGCAATATCATCCGAAGGATCGATACCCCCGGAGGCGGGGAACATCGCAACCTCATACGCTCCCTATTCGACAACGCTATAAATACCGTAAAGGGAAAAACGGGTGTGGAGCTTTCCAGGGCAACCGCTCAGGGATTATCCTGGTGCGCTGAACTGGGTCTTTATGATAAACTGGGAGCGTGTTTGAAGCATGCTGGAAATATCACCTATGCAGACCTTATGGCCGAGACGGCCAAAGAGAAAGGAGTGACCCTTGGAGAAGCCGAAAAAGCTGATCGATCCGAACGACTATGTGAGCGAGGACGAAGAGGAGGAGGAATTCGAGGATCTGCTGATGACCCGGGAGGAGATCAGGAGAGCGGTGGCCAATTCGGATCACCTGCTGGAGAAAGCACGGGCCTATCACTCAGCGAAAAAGCAAAAGGCCGGTTCCTCCAAACCGAAGCCGTCAAATCCATACGATCCGATTCAGGCGGCAGTGGACCAGACTCCGGGCCTTACATACGAAAAGGCCGAGGAAATAGCGAAGCTGTTCGGGTTCTAGCCAACGGGGATAATGTTCCGGTAATTGCCGAGTACAAGCTCCGAAAGAAGTTTCAAAACAGGCTCAATGGCGTTGAAATAAAGACCCCGACGATATATGAATTGCCCCCGACAGAGGCCGGTACCTTTCGCGAGGCGGCATTAGATGCAAAACGCAATTCAAAGTTCGGTTCCTGCCTGGAAGTGTTGGATGCCGACAAATACGGCGGGATGCGCCTTTTTTTAACGGCGGACGGCAAAGCCGGTTTTGCCCTGGACGGCAACAAGATAGTCAGCATGTTCAGCGGTTCCGAGTTGAAGGGCCTCGGCCACGGCATGCTCCTGCTTGCCAAACAGTGTGGGGGGAGGGCGCTGGATTGCGCCGATACCGTCCTCCCGCACATTTTTTCCGCGCACGATTTCAAAGCCGCATCGCGCAGTTCCTGGAACGAGAACGCGAAACCATCCGACTGGGACAAAGGACTGTACAAGGAATTCAACGGCGGGGAGCCCAATACCGTCCACATGGTCCTGGATCCCGATCACGTCAGGCTCTACCAGAAAGGAGACGGAAAAATGTTCCCGAACCGGGAGGAAGCCGCAGCCTACAGGGATGCTCAAATCCCGGCGGGGCAGCCGAAACCGGGCGGCAATATGATCGGGGGAGGCGGGCCCGGTCCGGGCGGGCCGGGAGTTTCGGGCGGCGAACCTGGAAAGTCGGGGGTTGGAATCGACGGGAGTGGTTCGAGCTTTGCTTCCGATAGCAAACAGGGAGGAATTAAAAAACTTACAAAAAGGAATACAACATGAAGGGAAATTCGATATGCCGGACATTGAAATGCGCGTAGCGGCTCTCGAAACTCAAAACGCGGTTGCCTGCCAGAACCTCGAATTTCTCAAACTCACGGTTTCTGAAATCAGGGACTGGCTCAAGGCATTGACGGAAAAGGTGGATAAATCCCTGGCTTTGGGGGAGCGCGTAAACGCGGTATCGGAAAGACTGAGCGATTCGGAGGAAAAAATAGGGGATCTCGAAAAAGAGATCGAGAGGCGGCACTCGGAAATGGAGGTCTGCCGGTCACGCCAGCAAATGTGCATGCAGCGCAACGCATCGAGCAATCCCTACAATAACCTCGGTGCGTGGGCAAAGGAACGGGCATCGAAAATGCTCGACTGGGCAGTTCCTCTTTTTGTGCTGTGGCTGCTCAATTTCTGGAAGACGCATTAGGCTGCGGAGGCGTGGGAGAAATTTAACCAGGAGAAATGAAAGTTGACGAGAAGGAGGAGCAATTGGGTCGATTTGAAGATGCATTCCAGGTTGTAATGGGTGATGAGGGCGGCTACGGCAACAATCCCAACGACCGGGGCGGAGAAACGTACCGGGGGATCTCCCGCGCGTTTCACCCCGATTGGAAGGGCTGGCCCCTCGTAGATGCAGTCAAAGCGAATGCGGCGGCGATTCCCCGGTACGGGAGCAGGGAGTATTTGCAAGGGAAGGCCGGCATCGATCGGGCGCTTGCGGCTGACACCGGGCTGCAGGAGGATGTGCGGAATTTTTACGCCGATCAAATGTGGTGTCCCGAATACGAGCGGATCGAAAACCAGGAACTGGTCAATTGGCTTTTCAGCCACACGGTGAACATCTCTCCGGTTCACAACAACAAATCCATCGTGCACAAATGGCTTCAGCGTGCATTGGATATCGAAGATGACGGAATCCTCGGCGAAAAGACCCTGGCCGCCGTCAACGCCTGCGGCGACGTTCCCGGGCTTATCGAAAGGATGAAGGATGATGCCGGACGGTATTACACGGCTATCGCAGCGGCTCATCCCGATCAGGCTCAATTCCTCAAGGGCTGGCTCGCAAGAGTCTAAGGCGGAAGGGAGACAGGTATGGCGTTACTGGAAAGTCTGGCAGAGGGCGGAGCGAAAGGAATCCTGGAGGGAATAGGGTCGGCTGCGGTCAGCATTCGGGAAGCGATTACGGGTGAGGCGGTGCTCGATCCGAACAAAAAAGCCGAGCTGCTCGAAAAGACCCTGGAGATTGAAAATTCGACTACGCTTGCCCAGATAGCGGTCAACCAGGCCGAGGCAAGCAGTCCGTCGATTTTCAAAGGGGGGTGGCGACCGGCTGTGGGGTGGTGCTGCGTGTTCGCGCTCTTTTTTGAATTCCTGTTGCGTCCGTTGCTCCCGTGGAGTTTCGGATTTTTCACCAAGGTCCCGCCTCCGCCGCTTCCCTCACTCGATACCGGCATGCTGTTCAACCTCATGTTCGGCATGCTGGGACTCGGCGGCCTGCGCACCGTGGAAAAGATAAAGGGCGTTTCGGCCAAATGATAGAATGAGTTCCCCGTTTAACCGGCGGGTCCAGGGAATAATGCGGCGGTTGAGCATCCGCCGGTTCTTTTGGGATAAAAGGAAATTTTGGTTACCAGGACTGGTCCGTTTGTTTGTTCCCCAGTATAATGGTGTCGTTACGTAATCCGTAGATTGCATCGTCCCGGCCGATCATCGCCGGATCGCAAAGATGTATGTATGGTGATCTACCGGCTTGCCGCTTGACCACGCCATTGCAATCAGGTTCCAGTTTCCTGCCTGCTTGTGCCGGTAGTCTATAACCAACCTATGAGGAACACGCAGATGATGAAAAGAATTGCACTTGTATTCATACTGGTTCTGGTCGTTTTTTCTGGGCGGTCGCCGGCCGCGCCTCTCGATGAAGGAAAAGAGTGCCCCCTGATCGGGCCGGAATCCCGCGAGTTCGTTCAGCGGACGATTGCTTCGAGGTCCGACGATCTGTTCGTGGTCCTGAGGAATGGATTGACTTTGCTAGTCCACCAGCAGCCGACTTCGGAAGTCGTTTCCGCCCAGGTTTTCGTTCGCGCGGGATCGGCCCTGGAAGGAAAATACCTTCGAGCCGGGCTGTCGCATTACCTCGAGCACGTGCTGGCCGGGGGATCGACCCGTTCCTTCACGGAAGCCGAAGCCAAGGAGCGAATCCAGGCAATGGGCGGTTCGACCAATGCCTATACGTCCTACGATAGAACCGTGTTCTATATCAATACGGGTGCCGATCACTGGAAAGATGCGCTGGATCTTCTCCTCTCCTATGTGTCCGAAAACATCATCGATCCGGGCCAGGTAGCCAGAGAGAAAGTCGTCATCCAGCAGGAAATGAAAATGGGTGAGAGCAATCCGAACACGGAATTGTGGAAGCTGTTCATCCAGACTGCATACCGGGTAAGTCCCGTACGCTATCCTGTTATAGGGTATGAGCAGGTCTTCGTGCAGGAGAGCCGGGAGGATCTTCTCGATTATTATCTGCAGCGCTACCAGCCGGAAAACATCATAGTGGCTCTTGCGGGGAATGTTCAGGCATCCGAAGTGCTCCAGTTTACCGGCGAAAAGACGAAAAACTTCCTTCCCCGGCCGTCCGAACACGTAGTCCTGCCGGAAGAACCGCTTCAGGGCAGTGTACGCTGGGAGGAAAAGGAAGTCCCCATTGCCAGGCTGGTCCAGGCAATGATCGGGTTCCCCTCGGTCAACGCTTTTGACAAAGACCTCTATGCACTCGACGTTCTGGCACATCTGCTAGGGGAAGGAGAAACATGCCGCCTGTATTGCAGACTGAAAGAGGACCAAAACAAAGTTTATACGATAGGTGCGTCTAACTGGACGCCTTCCTTCGTCCGGGGCCAGTTCATCGTTTCCGTTTCGCTTGCACCGGACCAGTGGCCCGGTGCCTTGAAAGACATTCAGGAAGAAATAGACGGGTTCAAGGTCGCCCCGGTAAGCGAGGAGGACCTCGGCAAAGCCAAAAAGACGGCCATTGCCCAGTATGTTTTCGGAAAAGAATCCGTCACGGCACGGGCGGCATCCCTTGCATCTTCCTACCTGACGACCGGAAACCCCTATTATGACGAGGAATACGTCGCCGGGATTCGCGGCGTAACCGCGGAAGATATCCAGACGGTCGCCAAACGCTACCTCGTCGCCAGCCGGATGAACGTTGCGGTCACCAAGCCTGCCGCAAATACACTGACCCAGGCGGCCGCCGCATATTGCCCCGTGCCGGAAAAGACCCCCGTCGAATTTGCGCGCATGCCCAACGGCCTGAAAACCCTGGTAAAAGAGGATAAAAACCTTCCCCTCGTGACGATGCAGATCTACGGGAGGGGCGGTCTCTTTCTGGAAGATCTCGACCATCCCGGCCTCGCCAACTTCACGGCCTCCCTGCTCACTGCCGGGACCCAGTCGCACAATAAGCTCGATTTGCTCAGAAAGATCGAAGATGCGGGTGGAACGATCGATGTGCAATCGGACAACAATACGTATCACATCTCCATCAAAGTGCTGAAAGAGGATTTCGACTGGGCCCTGGATATGCTTGCAGATATAGCCCGGAACGCGCAATTCCCTCAGGATGAGATCGAGAAGAACCGGCAGGACACCCTGATAGCCATAAAGCGCGCCGATGAGAGCTGGCAGGCCGAAGTGATGCGGCTGTTCAAAAAGAACTACTTCCAGAAAACATCTTACCTCAACGACCGTCTCGGGACGGCCGACTCGGTCAAGTTGTTTTCACGCGACGATATACTCGCTTTTTACCATAAGATGGTGAATCCGACTCACTCGGTTCTGGCCGTTTACGGCGATATCGATCCGGCCGTGGCGGCAAAGCGCATCAAGGATGACTTTTCTTCCTGGTCGGGCACTCCGGTGGAGAAAGCATCGCCCGATGAAACACACCAGATCGCGGACAATCGTGTTGTCGAAATCAAGAACGAAAAGAACAGTTCGGGTCTTTTCATCGGCACCAACGGCAGGGATGTAAACAGCGCGGACCGTCCGGTGCTCGATGTGCTGACATCCGTGTTGTCGGGCGGAGGGTCGCCTGCGGGAAGGATTTTCGATGCTCTGAGGGGTGGAGATCAAAATCTGGTCTACACGGTGAGCACCTTCCCGTTTTATGGGAAAAAGGCCGGCTATTTCGGGATTCTGACTCAAACGACGATGGCTAACCTGGACAAAGTCCAGGACATCGTCCAGGCCAACCTCAAACGGCTGACCGAGGAATTGATCCCCAAAAAAGAACTCGATCAGGCCAAGGAAACGATGCTCGTGGGGCAGAGGCTCGGAAGGGAAACCCTGGAAAGTCAGGCATCGAGCGCGGCTCTGAATGAAGTGCTCGGCCTCGGGTGGGACTACGGGGAGCACTATCCGGATCTGGTAGGCGCCGTCACGCCCGACCAGGTGAGGGATCTGGCCCGTAAACTCTTCACGCATACTCTGATCGCCAGGACCTTGCCCGAACATCCCGTCGAGATCCTCGCATCGCCTCCCCCCGTGAGGAACGACGCTCAGATGTAGACCGCTTGGTGCATTACATGGATTGCGGGCGAAAGCGCGAACAGGATGAAGAAAGTGATCTGGGCGTTGACCTTCATTCCTGCGGTGTTTTTGTGCGGGGAGCTGCTGCAATTGTTTCAACTTTGCTTGCCGGCGGTAGAAAAGGAAAGAGCCAGGTAGGGGGGGGTCCTGGCTCTTCGGGGTGAGTTTTTGATATGAGAACCTATGAGGTGACTGTAATTTAACAGGTCCATTCCGGAATACAATTGGACTTTGGTCCAATAAGAAAAAGAAAACGATTATTTCCAATTGGGCAAATCACGTAAATAAAGCAGTTGCCGGTGGGAAATTGGAGCGGACCGGGAGGGAGAGTCTCCGTTCACTCAAGTCTCCCACGGCAGGCACACGGGAGAAAACGGGCGAAGATTTCCGTGGAAAAAAGAAAGAGTCAGGCACTGGGGGGGGGGGCCTGACTCTTAAATATTGAGAGAACCTGTATGGTGCATGCAAAGTAGCAAACCTCCGGAGCTATTGCAATTAGACCTTGGTCCAGCATGATTTGGACCTTGGTCCAATGAGTGCGAATTTCGGAGCTCTCGGTTCGAATCGGGGAATTTTGAAAGAAAGAGTCAGGCACGGGGACGAGCCTGACTCTTTGGGAGGAGAAGAAAGAACCGGTTACTGACCAGTCTTCCAACTTTACGGAAGATATTACAGGCAGGTTCTGCGAGAGTCTAGTAAAGTATCGGTAAACTTATGTAAATTTTTGTAAAATAGGAGAAAGCCATCGGAAAGGAGCAGCGGAGGATGACGGGTCCAATCCCTGCCGAAAATGCGGCATCATAATGGATCGGCCGGTATTATCGGCCGGACGTTCGAATAAAGTGGATGAGCCGGGAAATCCCGGCTCATGGATGAAGCCGGTATCGGCTTCTCTGGTTCCTGTGCATTGCTCGATAATATCAGCGGCAATGTCCGGGAATCCATCCTCCATGGCGACTGTGATGACCCGGAATCCAGTGCAGGTGCTTCCAGTGGGCCGGTATCCATCCGCCGTGCCTGCCGTGGTGGCCTCTGACCCAGACCTTCCCGCAAGGGGGCCGCGCGCTTACATCAACCGCAGTAAAAGCGGTGATGAGGGCCAAACTGATACCCAAAACCAGCAGTTTCAT